GTTTTTTTGTTTATTTTTTATTATTTTTATTTTTATTCTTAATGGCTACGCCAAATATTAGTCACAGTTTTAACTTTTCTGTTGATTTCGGGGTGTCAGTACGCGGTATATAATCAAGAATATATACCGCGCGTGTCACAGTTCCTGCATCGCCTCGCCGGCGGGGCGAACCGGTTTTTTCTGGGCACCAGAAAAAGCCGGTCTGATAATTGAGACCGACTCAATCTGGGAAATTTAGAAGTGTATAAAGGAGTTATTATTTTTTCCAGGCTCTGGAAGAAGCAGATTTTTTTGATTCCTGGCCAAAGGCAGCCTGGAAGCCATCAGCCATATAATCGATTAATTTATCTAAATGAGACTGTGCATTACCTGTACCTAAGATTCTGTTGACAAGAATATTTTGCCAACTTTGTGTATCCAGCTGAGTTTGTCTATTCCAATAAGTATTATACATAGATGAATATTTTTGATTATCAGACATATATTTAGTTGCAGACGCACCGATATTAGCGGAAGAAACAGCAGCGGCAGAAGAAATAGCAGCCTGTTGAAGAGCAGTAGAAGCATTAATCTGCGCAATATCTTTCTGCGTAGCTGAATTTATAAGAGAAGAATAAAGCGACTGCAACACGTCATTAACAGATAAATCGACCTGAGCTTGCGCACCGTGATAATTTGCGCCAGAAGCAGCAGCACCTGAAGGAGTAGTAGCGCCTTGTCCCTGCATATATCCTAAAATTGGATTTAAGCCAGCAGCTTTTAAATCTGCAACTTGACGCTGGTAAGCAGTATTGGACATACGTTCCTGCCAATCTCTCTGTTTTTGTGCTTCCTGTGCATTATAACGATATTGACGTTCCACAGACATAGCCGAAGTACGGTTTGCCTGTTCAGCAGCAGTTAAAGCATTCGCATTATTCTGATTAGCTATAGCTTGTGCGCCAGAAACAGCACCTTGTAATTTGCCGCTACTACTATCAGTCTTAACTGACCAATAACCAGAGGCGGGATTATACGATGCGCCAGCCGTTCCGGGGGCAACTACAGTATAGTTGCCTCCCCCAGTCGTAACAACATCACCAGTTTTTAAACCAGCGGGAGCATTGCCATTCGACTGAACATTAACAGTGGCCATAAATTAATGATGGTCAACCAATCCAGGAATGCTATAAACAGGCATCGGACGGGTTGTGTAATTTTCAATGTAAATATCACAGAATAACTGATTAGCGTTCTGCTCCGAAACAGCTAATACACGGTCAACTGTGGTTTTATTTTCCTGAATCCATCCAGTGGATAAGGACGGAAGTGCAGTGTAATCATCTGCTAAATGCCAAACATCTAATGATTGCGCAGCAGAAGAACGCATTTCACCAGCAACGCGGGACGGTTTATAACGATAATCAGCCCAAGCTTCTTGGTATCCAAAAACTTCATCATCAGTTGCATTACCTTGTGCGTAAATTTCTTTATTCAAGATAGCCTGTTCGCCAATATTTGCAAAAACAGGCCAATAATAGTCAAATCTACTCTTTCTATTCCAAAAACGCTCTATTCCTTGCTGATAAGAGTGTGTATATCTTGCAACGCAAACACCTATAACAAATCCGTGTTCAACAAACGACTTAGTAAAATCTTTGTGACTATCTGTAGTTACAGAATACGCAGCAGTATTACCTTGTGGAGTACCAGAACCAGTTTCTGATGTCTGTACAACCTGATTTATATTAATAGGAACACGCGAACCGCCGAGATACTCAGGACGCTGAAGCCTACTATCAGGCGATGTTACACCAAAGTGAGCCTTAAGAATTTCAATATAACGAGTACCACCTCGAGCATCTTTTTCATAAAGTTTTTGCATCTGAAATGCCATACGAAGAGCATTTATAGTAACCGAAGAAGCATTAGATAAAGTAGCAGTAAGTCCAGAAGTAAAAGTCGGGTTCAAATCAGCCATTTCCTTAGTTAAAACATAACCAGCACTATTTGCTCTTTCGTTCTGGTCAGCAGTAACAGTAGCACCTGCTGCAGCACCTTGACTGTTAAAATGAAAAATATAACCGCCAGAATCAGCAGCTTTAGAACCATTAAAGAAATGCAAAGGATTTCCATCACCATAAACTTGCAAATCACCTGTCAAGCCAATACCAACATCAGGGCCTTTCTGTGGAGAAGGCAAAGCAGATGTAAAGTAATCATGGAATTTAGCAGCTATAAAAGGTTGACCGCCAGCAGCATAATCACCAGGATTAGTACGTGTATTAACACCAGTAGTTACAGCATCACCTTTCGAAATATAAAGAGGGTCGACTAAATTTTCATCCCTAAACCATTCATCACAAATCATAGCATAGGCTCTGAACGGCATAGCATTAACTGATATATTAGCAACACCTGTTGGAATACCCATATAATCAGCTATAGTTCCAACATTCCAACCTCCCGCAGGGGCGGTAACCTGTGGAACTTCGTATTCTGTAGTCTGCGCCCAAGCAGATTCTCTATTTTCACCATTCAACTCGCGCCAATGGTCCCACACGATACGATTAGGTACAAAAAAGAAATAATAATCTAAATAAATATTATCCATTATAGGAGTGAGAAGAGATTGCATTCTCACAACCTTAGAAGTTTTAACATTAAAAGTATCACCAGGCAATACCTCATCTACATAAAACGGAACAACATCTCCAACATTAAACGAAAATTTTACGGAACTATGTCTCGGAAATTTGCTTCGTGACATATCAAGATTTGTAGGATTCAAAGCAAATCTACTCTGTTGGTTTCTTGACATTCGGTTTCACCTCACCTTCATTAACACTTGCATTAGCATTATTAACATTAGGCTGCGAGAAAGCAGCTTCACCATTCGGTTTCATCTCACCTTCATTAACACTTACATTAGCATTATTAACATTAGGCTGCGAGAAAGCAGCTTCAAATTCAGGGGTACCGATAGAAGTAAAGAACTTGCTAAATGAATGGTCAAATTTCTGTCTAACTTCAAGCGGTAAACTGTCAAAATACGCCTGTGCATCTAAAACGCTCTGATAAAGTTCAGCATAAGAAGTCGGCATATTAGTAAAGTCACCATACATACCAGCACGCTGAGCAAGAACATCAATGTCACCTCGCTGATATCTTAAAACAATTTCATTGATATCTACAGACTTAGCGTGTGACTGAATTTCAGGGTAAATATCGTGTTCACCAATAGCAATTAAAACCTCCTTGCCATCTGGTGCAAGAGATAACTGATAATCTGTAACAATAGACGTAGTAACAGGATAAGACACGGCTTTCCTATCAAACTGCGTTCTAAATTTATTCTTTTGCATCAAGAATCTCCTTTCGTGAATTTATAATCTGAAGACACTCAAAACCAGTAATAATTATTTCCATCATACAGGGAACAATTTCTCCTGTGTCTTCGTCAAAAGTGCCAATTTTAACTAATTCAAAATCCTGTGGCATTTTTGATAATTCATTCTGACCATATTCAACAGCCATCATAAATCCGCGTTTAGCAGATTCATCATTCATATCACATACTGGATTTCCGTAATTAGTTTTTAAATCTCTAATTGCATAAATATTCTTCATAATCTAATCCCTCCTCTATAACTCTTTGGGTCAATATTTATTTTTTTAGATTTGACCGCAGTTCTTCTAAACATATTTTTATCACTTCTTTTAAGTGCTCTCCGTCTACCCATAAAATCACCTCACAATCATAACGGACGCTTCAATTTATTTACACGATTTTCAATCGAACGTGCACGTAACTCATTATATTCATCTTCATCTAAATCAGTTCGTCCAAGCGGCGTCATTCGCGAAACAGCAACGCTATGACTACGAACAACATCAATAAAATCAGAATCAACGCCATTATACAAATTTTTGAAATAACGGGGTGGGGAAACAACAACACCACCATCAGATAACTCAACAGGTATACGGTTAGTAGCAATAGCCTCTCTAATTTTTCCATTTTTCACCATATCATCATAATACTGTCTCCCAATGCCGGGATTACGAGACATCATAGCATAAGTAGGTTGTATTCCCTTCTCTATTAACTGTTTTTCATTAGTATCACCCATTTTTTTCATAGTATATCGCGCAACATATGAAACAGATTTCTCATTAACCTGACCTATAATACAATGTCCTTTAAAATGCCAGGCTTTCATAATAGTTTCGGAAATATAATATTTATTTCCATTACGACTGCCGAATGGCTCCAAATCATTCAATTCTAAACCGAATAAAATCAAATGATAATGAGGACGGCCAGATTTAGAACCATATTCGCCAGACCCAAAGTATCTAAATTTCTGTCCTGTATTCTTGCGAAGTCGCTTCAAAAAAAGCTGTACATCACGCTTTACAAGTGTAGGATATGCAACACCTTCATAATTTACAAATGGTATATGTTGGTCATCGTAAGTTAATGTTACAAATTGGTTAAATTTGTGATATGGTAACTCCATCAAACAACGATTTGACCATTCCTTAGCACGCGCAAGACGACATTCAACACATTTACCACAGGGTACGTCGATATAATCAGTAATCACACGACCAGAGGCAGAACGTTCCTCAAAAGTAGGCATAACTTTCAAAGGTTTATATTTGCCGTTATCTAATATTATTACACATTTAGTTTCGTTGTCAAATAATTTATATTCAGGATAACCATTAGCCTTATAGCCAACAGCAAAAGCACGTTGCGGACGAATACACATATTAACACCTACTTGTCAAATAAATACACTCTATCACCGTAAGGATTATTAAAATAAAATCGATTAAATTCAAGACCAGATGAAGTCCTAACAGCATATTCAACCGATTCTGGACGACCAGCAGAATTATAACGTAAATCACCAGTAACTAAAACAAATCTAAAAACACTCTCGCCGCAATCATCAAAATGACTAAGCCAAAATCCAATCATTGGCTGAGGATAATCAATGCCAAAATAGAACGTTGAAGTAGTCCTATCCAATTCCAAAATGCGAGTATCATTAAGACCGCAAGCACCAATATAACTTTCATAAAATTTCTCACCGTACATAATTTTCTCCTTTCACTTCTAAGCCGTCGTGTCTAATGATCGACACTCTTTATGATTTTATCATAGCAAAAGCGGCTTAAAGTGTCAATAGTTTTTTTGTTTATTTTTTATTATTTTTATTTTTATTCTTAATGGCTACGCCAAATATTAGTCACAGTTTTAACTTTTCTGTTGATTTCGGGGTGTCAG